ATCTACCAGCCGCAGTCAGCGAGGGCGCACCGTTCATGCCAACGTTCGTAAAGGCTTTCCATGACGTTCTGAAGAACACGATGCAGACGTACAGGATAGCGATGCAATGGACGTTGGATAGTGAAGAGACTTCAAAGAAAAATATACGCCGTGACTTACGTATCTTCCGCAGGTTTGAGGGTGTTCGTGGAACGCCGCCCATATCGGGTATAGGGAATCGCTACCTGCGTCCAGACACGCGAGCGTTCAAAGAGGCTGAGACGCTGGAAGAAAGCGTAGAGCGTTTACCGGCTGCGTTTGAAGAACAGCGCGTGAGGGCAAAGGGCCGTGGCGATAAGCTGAAGTCATATACGTCAGGTCTGTACACGATACCCGACAAGACGTTGCCAGCAATTTCTACGCCAGAAGGTGTTGAAGAGTTCATGCGCTACAGAGACTATCTCACGCGGCAGGAGGGTTGGTTCTCTGCCAGAGGTGAGCGTTACTGGCAGCGTATCTTCAACGAATGGGCGGATAACAAGCAAATGACTGCTACGAAGAAGGCGCTTGTTAAAAGCTACGTGCAGCACTTAGTCGAGCGTGGCACTAGGTAGACTCTGCCCATTTCACCATCATAGCAAAGTCTACTATAGTAGTTTGTGCGTCCTCGTCGCCGCCTTGTGCGTTAGAGCCTACTAGCAATCCGCGCCCAGCTAACGGCGCTTGGTAGACATCTAGCACAGCGAAGTAGTCGTGTATTTTGCCGTCAACCAAACCGTTGTCGTCTACGTACAGTACGTCATCGTTGTCTAGGCGACACGCCATTGTGAACATATCGCAGCCTATAAGACTTGGGATATTAGCTTTGTTGTAGGGTCTACGAGATATGCTCGCTTACCGTGATCCTCTGTATTCATAGCCCTTTGTGATAGTCCTTCTGTAGATTGTCCATCCCATATATGTCAAGTTCGTCTTTATTGCAGACAGGGCAAAGTTGTCGATAGCCGCCGCCGCGTTTCTTTGCAAGTTCTTTGGTGCGTCTGCATCTGTGACACTTTCGATTTCTTGGGTCAGGCATCTCACCACATCCTCCACCACTTCGCCAGTGGCAAGCAGTCTTCTGGGTTTTTTGTTGCACGCTCTTGCGCCTCGGCTAGCTGACTATCTGTAAACAGATATGCTACGGGAGATCCAAACACACCTTGCAGGTACGCAAGAAAGTATGATTTGTTAGCCGCAATATGTTTGTTCTTGTTTTTGACAGCCGTTAGCCGCCCCAGTTTTATTCGTTTATATGTCTTCATATCTATTTTCCCACGCTTCTTCATGTGCGGCTTCTTCGGTATCAGCGAAAGCACGTTCACGTCCGCGCTTTGTGTCTTCCTCAGATGGTATGACTGTATCACCATTTTCATTTTCGTATGCTATGTCATCGTCTATCCCGCTCACCTCTGTGTGAGCGCCCTCATCAGTACCCGACTCGCCCATGATTTTACAGTCATAAGTTACGGTACTGTCTTCTGTATAATAAACGTCGGAGAATATCTCCTCGCTATTATCTAGTGGCATTGTTACTTCAAACGTGTCTTTTCTGTACATAGTGCTTATAGGTAACTAAAGGCATCCGCAGGTTTGTCTACGAGTGCCGTGTATCCACCTGCACTTCTCTTAATCTGATCAGTTGCAAGCAGGAAAGCTAGACATTGTTCAAGCTCATCTTTTGCGAGGTCATCGCAGAACGCGAGCAGTAGTTTCTTGTATGTTATGACGGTTCCTTCGCTTATGATATGTTGTAGCAACCGTCGTTGAATTTCTGCGAGTACGTTGCGCCCAGCAGTAACGTAGGCTTCGTGCATCCGCGCTTCCGTATGAGCAAGGAATCGCATGGCTCGCTCGACTGTAGACTTTTCTATAACCATGCTGTCCGTAGTGTCCGCGAAGTGCATTATCATAGACAGCTTCAGCAGATGTACGTTCTTTCTGCCGTAGTAAGTCTCTAGTCTGTAGTCCCTGTTAACAACTTCTTGCGTTAGCTGGCCACTCTCGTAAACCTCCTTGTGGTATGCTTCCGCCTCGTCCGTAAACTTCACCGGCCCAGCTACGTCACACAGTTTCTTCAGATGCCCTATAAGACCTTTCTTTAATGCTATCTGCTCATCGTCTATGCCGGGGAACTGCCGTAAGAAGCGAGGGCCGTCACCGTAGATCATGATGACACGCGACGTGAAGCCCTGCGATATGATCTTGTCGCTGAACGCCGTGCGTATGAAAGCTGGTGTTGCGCCGCCTAGTATATTAACGCACACGTTCTTAATAACATCTGTGCCGTGGTGCTTTGTCTTGTACGTGTAGTCGCGGCTATCATAGAACTGGTTCAGCATATTGACAATGTTATCCGTGTTCTTACGCAGGAGAACGCCCAACTCTTCTATCATAAAGCCGACAGAGAAATGCGAAGAGCGGATCTTTTTGTTCTCACCGTTCTTATAGAAGAAGTCACGCGCACATTCCTCGACAATGAACCGCACAAGACCTTCTTGTGTTATCGTATCCGCGCTGATGGGGTAGAACGGTACGATCTCAACCTCGTTTGTTTTCTTCTTTGGCACGCGCTTGATGAGTGACGGGTGCTTAACGAACTCGCTCACCTGCGCTATGACGCGAGACTTACCTGCTGCCGGTGGGCCGACAAGTAGTGTGAACAGGTTAGGATATAACGTGAACGTGTCAGGGTATAACCAAACGCGGCGTTGTAGTGCTGTCGCTATCATGCTGTAAAACCCCCAGTCTATGAACAGGTTGGGTGACTCTAAATCTTTTAAGTATCCTCGCCATTTTTCTATGTTTATCATTGTTCATACGTCCGTCATCTCTCCCCAGTTTGGCCCTATCATAGCTTCGGATCGCATCTGAAAAGGCTCGCCGTGTGGGGAAAGCATCTCTCGGTTGAGCGCATCACAGGCTATAGACGCAACCTCTTTAGCATAGCTTGAATCACATTGCAGCAGAACGCTATCGTGATTGTTTTGCATGACATCCGCCCCTAACTCGCGGATGCGTGGGTTGTTGTATAAGTCTGTGAATGCGAGATTAGTGATACAGCCTACCGTAGACTGCGGCACGAATGCGAACGCTTCTTTGTACATGGACGGCTCGATGGTTTGTGTAAACATACGTGGGTATCCAAACAGGTTGCGTAACATACGTGTGCGTTTGAGTTCTTCTATGGTGTCGTTGTGCCACTTACGTATTTCGGGGAACAACGTGTGGTAGGTTTCCAGAAAATATGCCGCTTGCTTGTGCGCTAGGTTAACTGCGCCGTCAGACTTCTGCAGCACGTTGACGCGGAACGTCGGCGCTTTCATGCCGTAGTTGCTAGCGTGGCAGACCATCTTGGCCATGAAGTAGTAACGCTTATCCGCGCTCCAGTTATCGCTGCTGGAGATGAGGTCGCGTAGCTCCCGCCAGCGTGGCATTTTAACTAGCTCCTGCACAGGCGCTTCTGCATACGGCTTCATGTTCTCGCCCATCTCAGCAGACCAGACATCCTCGAACAGGCGCAAGGCAACGTACACGTGAGACTTCACGCCGTTGTCGAACAGCCTACGGAAGTTTCCTGTAGTACACAGGTAGCTTACGACAAGCGCCTCTGCACCAGCTTGGTCAGCTTGCACGAATACGTTACCGGGATCGGCCACGAACAGCTTGCGTAGTTTCTTGGGGAAATTCTGTACGTTAGTACCCCACTTGTTCAGCAAGCGCCGAGAGGATAGGCGGTAGGAGGTTGTGCCAGCTAAGTTGTAAGATGTCGTGATGCGCTTGTGGTCGTGCGGCTCCCATGCAGGGAACTTTAGCTGGCCGCTTTCTTTTGAAGTTGCGCGGTAGCGTAGTATAATGCTTATGATGGGATTCTCAGGATGCTTTAAGCGTAGCTGCAATAGAACTTTCTCGCTAGTGATGTCTTTGTCAGGGCGCTGGTAGCCTAAGCGTCCGTATAGATAGCTTGCTACTTGCTTGGGGCTGTTAGGATTAAGCTCGCCGCCCGTCAGCAGACGCATGAAGCGTAGTAGTTCGTTTTGGTAGCGGTCGTTGTGCATCACGATGCTGTACAGCTTGTCGTCATCGTAGCGTATGCCTTGCACCATAGCGGTTAGGTACGGCACAACACTTGCGTTAACTTGACGTATGCTATCCGCTGCCTTAAAGTTCTTGGCAGTCTCATCTATCTGCGGCTTGAGCAACGCTAGACTGATAACATCCTTTGCGTTGTACTCGAAAAGCTGTTGCTGTTGGCTAGCGTTCTTAGGCTCGAATACGCCTTCGTTCTTGTGATACGGCTGGTCTGTGTACAGAGCTAGGCAATGGCCGAGCGACTTCTCAACTTCTGGAAAGAGCCGGTGGTGTGCTAGCATGGTATCGTACACGCTGGGCGGTGCGGGGATGCCGTACTTGTGCGCTAGGACGAAGAGGTCAAAGAGTGCGTTGTGTATGACTACGGTGTTGTCGCGGAGCGCTACTGCTAGGGCACGTAGCACACGTGGCGTGTCCTCGTAGTAGTACCCTGCCATTGGCGATGTTACCATCGGCACACACCACGCGCGGTCTGCGTCGAACGAGAAACCAAAGCAAGTCATCTCTAGGTTACGATTAGTTTCTATGTCAAAGTAAAGTGTCTTGCCTTTTGCGGAAGTGAGCAGTTTGATTACCTCGTCAGCACGGGGCCACAAGATATGCTCGGCAACGGTTACAACGGGCGGCACTTTTAGATACGCTACGGCTTTCTTGACATCCCGCCCAAGCCAGAACTTACGATTGGGCCGTCGCGTCTTGCCGTGCCACCCCTTGTCGTCACCGCCCTTACCGAATGCTGCGTCGTTCGGGTTGAAGTACGCCATGCGGTCAACAGCTTCCTGCGGTTCGTATGTTGCTACGTACGCGATGCCGTCTTCTATGAATGGGCAGCCACGCTGCTCGTCTATCGTAACGCCGCGCTTGTACATATCGAGGGCATTTTGTCCAAGCAGAATAACAACCTTTGTACCTTCGCGTATGTTAACTTCACCTTTCTCCAGAGCGTCAGCTAGCATAACGTCGATGGCTTGTCGAGGTATAGGCATGAGTGCGTTGTAGAACGTCTGCCCAGCGTAGCCGCTGAGTAGCTGTGCGCGGTCAAAGCGCGAAGGCTTGCCTAGTACGACAGTCACACCTTTGTACGGTAACTGTGCTAGTGTATATCTTACGGTTTCTGGCATTCTAACTCGTATTCTAATTTGTGAACACGACTCCAAGCAAGCCTTTCAGACCTATCATAACTCTTGACTTGCCATTTAAGCGCCTTAACTTTGGCCCTTAAATCCACAACTTCATCAACTGCGCTTATGTAATTTTCTTTCATTTTGTTTGTGCTTTCTTAACTCTCACCTGTGTAAAACAAAAAATGCTAGGTTAGTCGCGGACAACCAACCGCACAAAAAACCGAAAACCATTCAAACAGTTTACCTAACCTAGCAAAAAACTCTAACGTATGGGCGATCAATGCGGGTGAAGGCTTGCCTAAGCAACTTTAGCGAGGAGCCAAGGCATGAACACAACCCAGTTGCATCTTAATAGCACTCTTGTACCCATACGTTAGATAAATTAAAGAGGACGTAGTGGCGATCAATGAGAAGTAATGAAATAAAACTTCCGCAACATCTTAATAGTTGCTGAGTACCACTACGCCCAACGAACATTTTAGTAGCCTCCTGCTGCTAGTGTATGCTCTTCGCTTAACCGCAATACCCGTTTCAAACGGTAGTTATTGTTCATAACAGGTTCGCCGTCACTATCAAGGACAGGCGAGCCGTCCTCTGTTTTCTGTGCTTGCTGCTCAGTCTCTATCGTAACGTCGGCAGCGAGGCCAGCGTACTGAGCTACGTTAGGGTCTTCGTCGTCGAACTCTGGTGGGAGTTCTAACGCCTTGTGCAACCCTTTGATGCGGCGCATGGTTATCTCCTGAGCCTTTTCGCTGAACGACAGGTAGTCACGGAACTGCAAACCTGCAATTCGTATGAGCTTACCATCGCTGTCTTCGACTGCCTCAGGGGCTACGATCTCCCATTGCATCACTATCATAGGCGCACCGGCCTTGCTTGTCGTAAACTCGGCGTTGATTATCCGCGCCGTGTACGTGTCTTTCTTCAGATAAGGTCTTACGTTATCTGCGATCTCATCTAAGTTGATGATTGCCATATTATGTTTATGTTTATGTTAGGGAGTGTCTTGTTTATTTTCTTCTGGAGCCGCACTCCTATTGCCATCAGAAGAAAGGTGTTGAGTTAGCAGGTACACTAACTTATCGTTTGTTACTATGTTAAACAACGCGGCAGCATCAGAGTAATCTATATCTAGCTTGGCAGATACGTTCTTTATCTGACCATGTGCAGCTTGCGCTAGCGATACGGTCATCTCTGTGTACTCTTCTTGCTCTTTGTTAATTTTAGTATCTTTCATGTAAGTACGTTGTCAAGTCATCAACCGTTGTTACGTTAGCGTTGGCCGCTGCTTGCTTTAGCTTTAACAACTTGTTCTTTAGGTTTTCTTTCCACTCGCTAGAAGACTTTAGTGAATCATCTGGCTTCTCGTAGAAGTTTACGAGTGTGTTAATCAGTTCGTCAATGTATAGCCCATCTTTTGGCCACGGTTCTTTGTTCATTATCATTTGTCGTAGTAGTTTTTTGCAGCCTCTATGACTGCGTTAACGTCATTGTCTATGTATGACTCAGGGAACATACCCATTGGGGTTTTAGCGGAAGTGATGCCGTCGCTGTTAGTCTGGAAGACGTAGCGTGTGTTGCCCTCTTTGTCGCGCTTAACCTCTGTGAACAGTACCATAAGGAACTCCTTCTCTATGCTACCGGCGTGTTGCTTGCCTTGCACCTTAATGCGGCGCACGTTAAACGTATTGCCACTAGGCTGCACAAGCTCTACTATCTCATCAACTGCGGTGAATATCACAACGGCGTGATCGTTCTTAACCTTGTCTAGCATAGTGCGAATCTCACGGTTGTAGTAGTTCCATATATCAAAGCCCTTGAAAGACTTGTCTGCTAGTGTATGGAGTATCTCAACGTATTTTGTGAACGACTCGATGACTATGACCTCGCAGCTTTCGTCTGCAAGGGCATCTTTTAACGCAGCGTCGAACTCTGTAGTGCTTGAGCAGGGCGCTGTGTACGGGAACTTCTTGGGAAAGGGCATACCCTTACGCTCAAGATCTATTATGTATGTTTTCTCTGGCGGCAGGTTGCGTAGCGACGTGGACTTGCCAGTGCCGCTACCACCTACGATACCTATTATTGCTTTACTCATTGTGCTTGTTTATTGCTTGTTCAATATAATCTAGTTTATTGTTAATGTTACACATCATTTCATTATGTTTTTCTAGACCAAAATGTATCCTATCCAGACAGTCTATGAGAACCTGCTTATATCTTAGGTTCCAATCTTCTTCCTCTATTTTTGTTGTATCACTCATTGTGCTTGTTTGCTATTGTATGTTTTAGTTGTAGTATAAGAGCGTCTTGCTCTTTTAATTTATGTTCTAACGTGACGGTGTAGTGCCACATATCTATTACTTCTTCTTTCTGTGCGCGTATGAGTTGTGTCGTACTCATGTGCCACAAACCTTTATCGCCCTTTGGATTATGTTCCACAGAACCTGCGTCAAACTTGCGTGGCGCTTCACGCGTGAACTCGGATAGCGCACGTAGCTTTATTTCTTCGTCAGTCATTTCTGAAAGTTCAATGGATCGTAAGTATTTGTCGTGGAAAAGAGCGAGCTTATGATAGTCTCACGGTCGTCCGCACGGGGCGTTGTGCAGACAGGCGAGAAGTTACACTCACCGAACTTCGTCTGGCAGCAAGTGAAGTTAGGTAAGAAAACCTCTTCTGCAACAGCGCCCTCATCTAGCACACGGCGCAAACCGCTCATAAAGAACTGTGCTGTCTCTCGTAGGTGATTCTCGAACTCCGTTATAACGTGCTGCGGGAATGTGATAATCGTCGAGCGTTGAAACTTGTTCTTGCCGCTACGTGATATGAAGATGCCGTTGATAACTACACCTCTGTCCTCGTCAGGGAACAGGTGCTTGTGTATCATAGTGTACATCATCATCTGCGGTGAGTTTTGGTAGCCGTCAAGATACTTCTCAACTTGCATGAGTGCTGTAGTCTTGTGGTCTACTAGCACAGGTATGCCGTTGAAGCTGCCGATCATGTCTATCGTACCGCACAGCACAACGTCAATCTTCTCGCCATCTGTGTCGTACGGGATGGCAAAGCGTTGTTCTAGCAATGGGCCGTCGTCGCCCATGTCAGGCTTGAGGCCATCCAGCTTCTCGTACGTCATGAAGTATTGCTGTAACGTAGCAGCAAGATGTCCTATGTCACGAAAGTCGTTGTCAGGTATGTAGATGTCTGGCTGTTCGTAATGCTCAATCGCAACAGCGATAGCTTTCTTGCTGTTGCCTGTTGTGTAATACTCTTGTAGCGCCTTATGAAACGCTGTACCATACTCCATCTTGTGTGACTTAGTATCGTACCGTAATCCTCTGCCGCCTAGATACCATAAGCGCCGTGGACACGCGCTCTGACTGTAGAGCGATGCGTCTAGCTTAACTATATAGCGGCCATCGTTTGTTTTGTGCAAGGTTGTAATCATTTTAGGTTTGCTGGTAATAAATCTACACCGTCGTCTAACTCTACGTTATGCAGGTCAGCTAGCTCGCGCATCTGTTCTTCTAGCGTGCGCTTCTCTCTGGTTGATATGGCTGTCTTACGTTTTCGCTTCGGCCCTTTAACTACTATCACGTTATCATCTAGCGGAGGTTGACAGACGATAAGGTAAGGTTTGAAATGCCCTAACAACTCATCGTCTGTCATAGCCTCAAGCAACGTTACGTCGCAGTTAAGTAGTTCTTCTATCGTCATCGTCGCTGTCTAGTGTATCGTAAGTAGAATATTATAAATGCCCCTATGTATAGCAAAGGGCCGATTGCATCTGGTTCCATGTTAACGTATCATACGAAGGCTTGTGTCTGTGAAAATAACTTCTGCGTCAGGCGCGTGAGTAGCTATCGTATCGTGTACCCATTGCTTATCTGCTTCTGTTATACCTATGTCCTTACGTGAGAATATCTCGCCGTCTTGTGCAGACTGCAGCCACGTAAGGATGTCGTGCCGCCACTTTATGCTATCACTTGTGGCAACTTTTAACGTGCGCCCGTCTAGCGTTTTCTGGCGCACCATGCGTATAGCTTCCTTGAAGTATATAAGAACACCTTCGGTTAGCTTACGCATGGATATTTGTGTGCGTAGGTAGCGGTAGTCTGTGTTACGCTCGCTCTTGTCGTTGTGCATGAGCCACAGTAGACCGTCGTTTAGTTTAACGTATAGCGTACCGGCGCTGTAGCCTGTGTCGGCGCACGGCACAAAGACATCTTTTGTCTCCACTAGGAGTTTGTCTATGATGGGCCGTATCATCTCCGCGCTATTCTCGTTGTAACTACTACGGTTTGTCTTCGGGCGTGCAGTAATCTCCGAACGTTTTAACTTGCCTACTACGATGTCAATGTCATCTGTCATGTTAACGGTGTTATCGTAAAAGATATAAAAGTAGGGTAGGCCGTCTATAGCCTACCCTACCGTGTAGTTGCTAGCTTATGCAGCTTCTAAAAGCTCTTGCATTTTGGTTAACAACTCAGCGCCCTTGCCGTTATCGCCAGCTTTGAACGCTTCCTTCGCCATCTTGAATAGCGCAGTAGGTGTAAGCTCACGTTGGTCAGGTCGCCACTTATCGACATCCTCCTGCGAGAATAGCACACCATCAGTATGCTTGTCCGCGAGGCGTTGCTGTGCCGCAGTCAGGTCTTCACCGATTAAGCCCTTCGGTAAAGAGTTCTTTACCTTAGCGCGAATGCGGCTAGCGAACTGCTGGTTCACTAACGATAGGATGTTGTCTTCGCCGATAGAATCCACAGCTTCTGCTGTGTTATCGAACTGCTTCACGGTAAACTTGAATCCCTTCCAGTCACCGTCCTTGTACTCTTGTTCTATGTATTGTGCCATAGGTGTTTTATGTTATGATAGGTTCCAACTTATCTTCTAGAGGCCCACATTGGGGCCGGACATCTTATATAAAGCAGGAAGTGTGCCAAGTCAGTTATCTTTTGCGTTTTTTATTTTCTAGCACATGAAGTCATCAAGGTAAATATTCTAAAACTTCATATTGTAGCATTATTTGTTCTAGCTCACGGTAATTGCCCTTGATAGGGTTATTGTTGGCGTACGCTAGGAACTCCTCTTTGTGTTCACTCGGTATCTTATGCCAGAGCGGGTGTGTTGTAAGAAAATGCACCGCATCATGCCGCCTTGTCGCTAGCGGAGTGATGTGCAGGTGGAACGTTGACAGACGATAGTATAAATCGTCTCGGAACTTACCGTCTGCGATAAGTTTATCTATGGGCTGGCAGGTTGCCGCTATGATACGGCAACTTGTCTTGCGTGTTACGTTATCTCCTATAGGGCGGTACGTGCCGAACTGTACAAGGCGTAGTATCTTAGCTTGCAAGCCTATCGGCATATCACCTATCTCGTCGAGGAATAGCGTACCGTTCTTTGCGTGTTCTACCAAGCCTTCACGGTCACGAAACGCACCTGTGAAGCTACCCTTCATGTGTCCGAATAGCTCAGACTCGAAGAGCGTGTCTGTTACGGCTGTTGTGTTTATGGTAACTATACCGTTCTTGCGCGTGCCGTGTAGTAGGTTAGCTATTATCTCCTTGCCCGTGCCGGTAGCGCCGGTAACTAGCACAGGTTCGTCGCGAAAGGATAGCGTAACTGCATCCTTTAACAACTGTTTCATGTAGTCATCTGTGGTACGGTAAGCGGATAGTCGGTCATTAAGTCTATGAACTTCTTTGCTGGTAGTCATTAGTATTTTCTGCGTTGCTTGCGTACTTTAGCGTACATTGGTTCAACTAACTTACGCACCCAGCTATTGTCCTTGTGCGTCGGCCCTTTGTCAAGCGCTACACGCTCGTCGTAGTGGTGCTTTATCATAGCCTCCCAGCCTTCGCCACGTTTAACTGTAACGTACGCAGAGTCGTTTGTGAAGATAACTTCACGTTCGTGGTAGGGTTGCCCTGCGTGTGCGCGAGGGGCAAGTAGGGCTATGCTAACGCTTGCCATGACAGATGGTGCAGGTCGCCTGTCCATACTGCTATCATATTTAGGCTGTGTGATGTCCTTATCTTCTAGCATCTGCTGGATGTCATCCTTTAGTTTGTCTGTCATGTTACTGTTATCTGTGTTAGCTTAACTATTATGTCTTTGTAGCGCTCTAACGTTAAGCCTGTTTCGTTTTCTTCTAGCTCTTTTGGCTCGCACGTTTCGTACCATTCTGCTAGCACATCGAGCAAGTTTTCTGCGTCTTGTTTTGTTATGTTCATGTTACTGTTATCCATTCGGTAGACGATATGACTCTGTTATCTTCATGTGTGCCGTAGTATTGGTCGTAGTTACGTTGCCACACACCTTCACGCTTGCCCGTCTCGGTCAGTAGCGTATTCAAACGCTCACGTGTGGTAGGCGTACTCCAACCGGCTAGCGTGATGCGTAAGCCTTTAGCGTTAGTATACTCTGCTATTAGGTTGCCGTGTAGGTACAGCCGTCTGTTAGGGTGCGAGGGAAGGTCTAATACTTTACGCACTAATCCTTCTGGCGTTCTGTGTTCTATCCTAACGGATGTGTTGTCCCTGTTGAAGCTGCGCCCTTCTATGAAAGCGCGAGCGGCTAGTCTAGATATTTTTCTCATGCTGTATTATCTTCCCTATCTCCTAGCTTGTAGTGTTGTGAGCGCCCTAGCGTACCATTTAGTTCAGACATTTTGGCACCTTTTTTTCCTGCCCGGTGTCTAACGTGGTACTGTGTGTTTATGTCGTTGTTTTTGTAACGTGCCTTCTGTGTTGCTTGCGTATGCTTGCGCTTACGTTGTTTTGGTTTTTGTTTCATGCTAGTGTTTGTTTAATGTAGTTGTCTATCGCTGTTCTGTGCATACGTAGGAACTTACGCATGGATAGCCTAGATGCTTGCCACATAGTGTACAGTCCCTCATCGTTACGCACCCATAACTCTCGTTCGTTATCGTTCATCGCTTCGCTACCTCCTGTAGTATTCTAGTAAGTGTTTCTGGCGTAACGTGGCCCATAATGTTTGTGCCTTCCCACTTTACTAATACGTTATCGTCATGTGGCCTTTTCCCCAGCGTACGCTAACTTCCCATTCGTTAGGGAACATTACGTTGAAGCCTACATCTATGTTAGATATTGGATTGTTGGTATCGTTTGCCATTCTAAAACTATAAGATTTCCCTAGTATGTGCATTCCTGCTGTCTTCGATTCTCGTAGGCTATTAACTTCAGCTAGCAGAGGCTGAATAGCCCTCCGTTCGTCCTTTGTCATAGCGAAAACTCCTTTCGCACATAGTAGTCAGCTATGATAGTGTCCTTGTGTAGCGGCTTGCCGAACAGACCGCCTGTCTTATCGTAAACCCAAACGTAGTCTTGTGGGTTTATGTTAACTTTCGCATCTAGCACAGCGTTAAACCAATCTTGCGGTTTGCTGTAGTCTATGCGTGCGTCATGTGCTTTCTCGTAGTCTATGATAGCATCGTTTAGTTCTAACATAATGGTTTCCTTTCGCTTGTAGTTGGGCTAGCGTAGACCCTTTTGCCTATGCCGCACCCAAAATCTAGTTACACCATAGCATGACCGCCCCTACCTGTCAACTCCTTTCGCACTTGCATGGGCGATAGTCTAGCATTGCCAGTCGTTGCCCTCCTGCCATAGCCACATGGCTACCTTTTCGTACTTCTTTAGGTGTACTACGCACGGCTCTTGTACGATACCGTAGTCACCGTGTCCTGACACACCGTTTGTGTGCGTATGCTTCTCTAACTTTGAGCGTTCTTCAGCTTCGCTACATTTCTGTTGTAACTCACGTAACTCATAAGCATACATCCATCCTATACCACCGGGAATCTGTACGAGTTCCATATCGTCTTTTTCTTTTTTACGTTGGGCCTCGGCTATTTCCCCTCGTCTTTTTACGGTAGCCTTCTCCCGCCGTAGCCTAGTCTCATCGTCTACGAGAAAATACTCTACCGCATCCTCTAAAGACTCTAGCGTATGTGTGTTCATCCCAGCATCCCCTCGTCTACGCCGTAGTCTATCTCATCGTCGGTGTCCTTGTCCACGTTACCGAGGTCGTCGCCTACGTCAGGAGCAAACAGGCTAGCCCATTGTTCCTTGGCCGTAACAGCCTTGTTTATGCAACGTACTTTGTTCTTTACGACAGCGGCGACCTGTTCCTCAATGGTGTTCCTGTACCACAGGATTTCCTGCAGCGTGTTAGACATGGACGTTATGCGATGACTGCGCCCTACGCATTGGATGAGGTCTATCGCAGACCAAGTGGGCGGCAGTATGATATGCCGTGGCCTAGCCTTCTCCGTTTCGTGATGCAGGGAGATGCCTACGCCACCGGCTGCCACGGTCAGTAGCATATAGTCCTTCTCGCCACGCTGGAAAGCATCTACGTCACGCTGACGTTTCTCTGGCGTCTGGCCACCTGTGACGTAGCCTATCCTGCTCTCATCTATGCCATAGGTTTTCGTTAGCGCCAGCCACACACCGCGTAGCATACCTTTGAAGTTACTGGCGATGATAGCTTGACTACCCTCCACGACTGCGTTACGCGCACGGGCAGCTACTAGCGGAGAGCGGATTTCCTCTGCTTTCTGCCGAAACTTCATCATAGCCACTAGCCTAGCGGCCACAACTCCATGCCCTGTCTGTCCGCGTAGCCTATACAGATACTCTAGGTATTCCTCGTAGGCGTTATTGTACGCATCCCTTTCCTTATCGCTGCGAAAATCTATCAGAACACATTCCGTACGCGCCTTGTACTTAAAGCGTATGTTCTTGAGCGCTACGGTATAAGGCTCCATAACGTCCTTAATCTTTTCCATAGCGCGGGGCGAGTACGATGCGGTGTTGCCGTACGTTGCAAGTGAGCGGAGTACGCTAGGTGCTGTTCCTTCTGACAAGGGCAGCACGTTATAGCGTGACCGCATACCAACGCCTGTCATAACCGTCCGCGCCTCGCATACGCGCTGGTATGGCGTAGCCGAGACGAACAAACGCTTGACGTTCTTTGGTGGTAGATGCCGTGCTATGCTAGTGCGGGAGCTACCGTCGTTCTTCAACGCCTGACATTCGTCAAACACTACGAGACGCGGTAGCATAAACGTAGACCATTCGTATATGGTATGCTCCTGCCCCCACACTACATCAATCTTGCTAGTGTAGAACATAGTCCCGCCTGTCTTCGGTG